CTTTGTGAATCTTACTTGTCAAATGAGGTTTTGGATCTTTCTGCTGACACTACTGGTGAGTTACTCTTTAGGAGCATACGTCCACAGTTAGATCATATTGATAATGTTAGGTGTTTAGAAACTCCTTTATTTTCTCATATACTAAAAGTAGCTGGTACTGTCGATTGTATTGCTGAATTAGATGGTAAGCTTACAGTTATAGATTTTAAAACTTCTACTAAACCTAAAAAGACTGAGTGGATAGAAGATTATTTTATGCAAGGTTGTTTTTACTTAATTGCATATAGAGAAATTACTCAAGAAATGCCAGAACAAATAAGTATTTTAATATCAGTACAGGATGGTTCTATTCAAAACTTCACACTAACTAAAAAAGATATTATTCATTATACTAACATGTTAAAAGAAAGAATAGAGGAATATTATGGAAGCATTAATTAGCCCTTCTGATATTGAAAAAGTAGCAACAGATATTGCTAATTTCGAAACAAAATCAGAATTAGGTATTCAGGATAAAATAAAGATCCTAACTATGACTAGAGACTATTATAGAGATAGGAACTTAACTTCAGTTGATCAATGGTTAGCTGGTTTATGTGATATAACTCTAGGAAGAATAAGGGAGAAGGGTTTTGAAGAAAATTAAAGACTCAGATTTTGGAATGAATAGCAAATCATTTCCAGTACTTATCGAAGAAATGGTTAAAGAAAGTAAACTGTCTTATATTGATGCTACTCTAGAAGTATGTGATCAATATGATATTGATCCTAGAGACTGTAAGAGACTACTCAACAAAAGCATTAAAGAAAAAATTGAAAGAGATGCTTTAAATTCAAATCAACTAAAGTATAAAAAAAGAACACTAGTGTGACGCGAACAGGTTATCAAGCTTATCAAATGTATTTGGCTTTACAGAGACATTTTAGCTCTAACTATGATTATTTCAAATATCAAGGTAAAGTCAATGCTAGTGTAGATGCATACAATAAACGAAGTGATTATTTTTCGTTTGAAAAGTTAGGTAAGATAGTACCACAAAAAGAATGGATGGTGTTCTTTGTAGCTCACTTTATTGATAAGCCAAATTGTTGGATAAGAGATATGGGTAAATCTGATTATGAACTTTATAAAGCAAAGTTAAAAAACTTTCCTAAAACTTTTCAAGAAGAAATGGAATTTTTAGCTAGTCAATATTCACCTCCTGAATTAGTAGCTGTTAAAGATGATTTTCAAATACCTTTAATACATGATTTAGCTATAAAGAAAAAAATCAGTTTAGAGACTATAATATTAATAGACATGTTTTACTCATTTATTGATAATCACGAAAAGTTAATTAAAGTACCTATGTTGTGGCCGCAGCATATTACTAAGGTAAAAAATTATTCACCTTTTGTGAAAAAATTCTTAAATATTGAGTATTATAATGATATGGCTCTTGAAACTTTCAAGAGATACAAAACGTGAAACAGAGAAACTGGAGAAGAATATGACGTTTGAAGACTATATGCAGAACCGTAAGTCTGCTTTTGAAAAACTTACGACTAACCTTAAACAAGACCTTCAAGGCAATCAAGACAATAGAACTGACGACCGTATCTGGAAACCTAAAATGGGTCAAGATGGTACTGGTTATGCAGTTATTAGATTGCTTCCAGGTAAAGACTCAAGTAAGACTCCTTGGGTAAGAATGTATGATCACGGCTTTCAAGGTCCTACTGGTAAATGGTATATTGAGAACTCTCTAACTACTATTGGTCAAAAAGATCCTGTAAGTGAGCATAATTCTGTACTATGGAATTCTGGTATTGAATCTAATAAAGAAGTTGCTAGAAAGCAAAAGCGTAGAACTTCATACTATGCTAATGCTCTTGTACTTAAAGATCCTAATAATCCTCAAGCTGAGGGTTCAGTAAAGATCTTTAGATTTGGTCAGAAGATCTTTGATAAGATTATGGGTGTAATGCAACCTGAGTTTGCAGATGAGCAACCTATTAATCCTTTTGACTTAATTGAAGGTGCTAACTTTCGTATTAAGATTAAAATGGTTGCAGGTTACTGGAACTATGATTCATCTGAATTTGAAAAAGGTGCTCCTTTATCAGATGATGATAATAAACTTAAGTCTGTATTCGAAGCTCAACATGACGTTCATGAGTTAATTGCGCCTGAGCAATTTAAAACTTATGAAGAGTTAGCTTCAAGGTTAAAAGAAGTAACTAATACTTCTACTGAACAACCTGTTCAAGAAGTAGCTAGTACTAGTCCTGTAACTGCTGAGTCATCTAAAAGCAGCGGTGAATGGAATGATGTTTTTGCGTCAGATACTGCAGTAAAAACTGAGTCTGTATCATCTGCTGATGATGATAACTTAGAAGATTACTTTAAGCAACTTGCTGAAGATAAGTAACTACTATAACGAGGAGCTAACGCTCCTCGTTTACCAAGTTGATGGATGACCAAATATATCAGTAGCCATCATAGCACCGCCTACAACCACTCCACCTATTAGAATTACTAAAGCAATAATACCTACAGCGTTAAGTACTTCTCTACGCTTCTCTTCTTGAGCATATATTTGTGCTTTTCTGTCTTTTCTAATATTAGCTTGTAATTGTAATATTTCATTCCAACTACCCGGACCATGAACCATATTAACATACTGTCGTAGTTCTTGCTCCATTGCTTCAGCTTTCTTTTTAGCTGCAAATATATTCATTGCTTCTTCTTCAATAGATGAACCAGCAAATATCTTTTTGAACAATGGTGGCTTTTTGTTCATTTTTTCAGCTTGGTCAATATCTGAGACTGCTCCCATCCAACGACCAACATCGCCATACATACTCTCTATATCTCTACCGACTTCAAAACCTTTTTTAATGGTATTGAAAGCAGTTGTAGCCATCGCTATAGCACTAATTGGATCAATCATAAACTTTCACCGTTTTACTATTAACTTTACTAGGTTCACAAACCGCTTTATAGAGACGCTCCTTAGCGCCTTCACCATTCTTATCTACTTTGTTTGGTACACCAACATTTTTATTAATTCTTACCGCAAAATATAAACAATCATCTATACTTCTAAAGTAACTTGTATCTAGTTTTTGTACTCCTAGATACGTTATTAACGCAAAAACTAATTCCATTGTTACCTACTTTTTTATGGAGTTCAAACTATCAACTATATCATCTATGTTTGGTTCTGTGCTCCACGGATTATATACACATTTAAATTGTTTTGGACAATTTTTCTCATACATCAATTCAAATGTTTTATTACCGCCTTTATAAACACACGCTTGCACACCTGTGGTACGTGATTTTATTCTTTTCCATAATCTACATGTAGTATATTCTATTTTGTCTCCTTGACCTCTGTTTATTTTCTGATTCTTATTATATTGTTTCTTAGTTCCGTATTTTGGGTCTTTAGGTTCATAATTCTTACCTCCTGCATGAGCTGTAGTCACTAATAGTAGCATTACACATAAGATTTTAATCATCACCTTTTTTTCTTTTCTTCTAATTCTGCTACAGCTTTAAGTCTCAAAGTTTCAATATCGTCTTCTCTGCTAAACTTAGGTTTCTCTCTCATCTTTAATTGAGATTCAAAGAGAGATTTAACGTCAGGATTGTTTCCTGTCGCTCTAATAAACATTGTTATCGCTCTATAACCATCACCCAAAAACATGAGTTTGTTATTTTCATACAGCTTTGCTTTATTTGAACTGTTTAAGTCCAAGATAAAAGCACCATGTTTATGTACCATAGTTCACCTTTATAATATAAGGCAGACGCAATGTAAGGGAATTATATAACTGCTAACTTATTTATTAACCTGGGCTTGATTTTGCACCAGCATTCTTTTTAACAAATTTATTGAATACAGTTTTTTGATCGTCAGGTAAGTCATCGAAGTTAGAAGCTAGAATACCTGATATTTGTTTTTCAGTATATTCTTTACCAGCAATAATTATAGTCTTTTCTTTATTATCATTAACTTTAACTTTTGCATCATCAGGTACTTCAAACATTACCTTCTTCTTTTTGACGTGAGCATTTTTACTTATAGTTTGTTTAGGTCTATCTATTACTACTAGATGCGACCAAGCAACTAATAATGCAACTGCTAATGGATCAAATACTACAACAAGAACTATAATAACCCATCTTACTGCATCTTCAAGCATAGTTCTATCTGCTTTTTCACCATATACGAACTCAGCAATATATTTGATAGGACCAACTTCAGCTTCAATAGCTATTTGTTCTTTTTCTAATATTAGTTTCTCATCTAAGTATCCATCAATCTTAGCTTCTGCATCTCTAATAACATTAGACAGTTCTTGTCTTTCCGGCTTTTGTTTTTCTCTAGTAGC